ATCACGCAATTGTTCCGTAAAACCATTAAGGCTTCACGGGCCACAATTGAAGGGGTGATAAAAGTATTCGGCATTGCAATATACCTCCTAAAAAAAGTTTACTTGCCCTGGCCGCCGGATCGCGCCTTGATGTAATCAGTCATCGACATGCTGCCAAGGTCTTTTTGCCCGCCGCCGCCGCTTCCGAAATCTTCTCCGCCGTTGTCATTGCCCGGTTTGCCCAAGAATTCGGGGAATTCCTTCAACGTATTGCCGATGGCGGTCTTGACGGCGGTTTCATCGGCAACGCCATCCGCCACAGTAATCCCGCTGGAATTCACCAACTTGAGAAAGGCTTTAATCCGGTCAGGCTTGACATTGGCCTGGGCGGCCTGCACCAGTAAAGCGGCGTCAATTAATGTTTTCTCAGCGTTCTTTTTGACCTGCTCATTTTCCCGTCTCAAGTTGCCGTTATCTTCCAGGGCTTTTTGCAGGTCGGTTTTGTTCTTCTCCTCGGTTTCCTTGGCTTTAGCCACCAAGGTCTTTAAATCTTCCGGTTTCTCAAAGCCGAGTTCTTTGATAAACTCGTTAAATTGCGAACGGCCTTCCCGTTTCACCCGCTCCATGAAGGAAGCCTGGTTGGGAAAAACAATCTGTTCGGATTGTGGGCCGCCCCCACCGGCAGGAGGCTTTTCGCGGTTGGTATTATCGTCCGCGCCGCCTCCGCCGCCGGTGTCTTTGTCCATCAGAGGATAAGAAAGCAAGCCAATTAAAAACCGTTTCAACATTGTCATAACCTCCGCGTTCGCGTATTCCGTGATTGAACCTCCGAAGGAGGTTAAGTCTCCGAACGGAGATTTTGACCGCTCACGTTGGCGGTAACGCGCCAATTTGCTTTCAAATCAAAATCTTAACCGATGCAAATTGGCAAAAACTAAGTTGCGGACTACTTAAATTGCATTCATTGCAACTTAGTATTCAACCGGGGGCCAGAATGAACTTAATTCCAGTTCATTCAGTTTCCCGGCGCGTTTCAAGAAGAGGAGAGCGCTGGCCATGGTTTCAATTACGTTTTCCAAGGCGAACATCTCAAGTGAACCGTCCCGCCAGTTGCTGGTTGCTTTCAAGGGAGCCAAATGCAGGTGAAGCAGTTCGTGAACCAAAGTTCCTTCCTGGTCCCGGTCCCACCAATGCCCCAGGTGATAATCCCGGTAATCCAAGATTTTAATCGTGGCGAATCTCTTTGAAATATTCCAGGCCGATTGCCCGAAGAGATTGCCGTCTTCCAACTCATGAAAGCGGACCACGGCGATCTTCACATCCCAGTCTTGCAGCCGCAATACTTTTTGCCAGAAGACGCAAATTTCAGGCAGGTTCGGCAGGTTCTCCGTGGGGAAAGAACCGGCCCGGTTCAGCATTTCATCAGTCCGCAACATGGTTTAAGATCATCCTTCCTTTCAAAGAGTGGTTTTCATATTTGATTTCATGAGCCTTGATGATGTAATCTTTCAAACCGGAATCCCGCAAGTTTTTCAAGCTAATCCGGTCGTCAAATTCCAGGGCCGGGTTGCCGACATAGGATATTTCCGTCCGGGGTTTCAAATCGCTAAATTTCCGCAACAAAATGTTGGCGATTTTCCGGGCGACCTCACGGGTTTGAATCAGGTGACTCGGCGGATGGGAATATGAAACCGAGTTGGCCAAACTTAAACTTTTGGTTGGCGCGTAAAGCCCGGAACCGTAAAGTTTTTTCCCATAAAACCGGTTTTCGCCGGTATCGACGGTGGTGGTATTCCCCAGGTAAACCAGTTCATTAAACCGGCCTTTTACTTTCAAGGGGTAACCGCTGATTGCCAGATTGAAGGTACAATCGGTATTGGTACTGACGGTAATCCTCGCGCCCCAGGCGAAGTATTCCTGAGCGGTGATGATGGTCCCGGCAGGCGCGAGTTCCAAAGCGGCGGAACAGTTATAGACCGGGTTTTGCGTGTAAAATGCCGTATAAAAACAGGTATAAGTCTTGGCTTCTCCAGCCTGTAAGGTTTGGGCGTTCAGCCGGTAAACCTCCTCGGCCTGGGAGGTGGGAACCAGCGGATTGCCGTAAATCTCTACTTGAGTCGGTATTTGGCCGGTAAAAGGGAGCAGCTTCCGGCCCGGAAAATAACTTCGGGCGGTGATGGTTTGCACTGCCGCCGTTGATTGGGGATGGTTAGGCCCGTCGATATGGATCCGGTTGGACCGGTCGGTATAGCAATTACCGAGCGTGAATTTAATAACTTGTTTTAATGCTTGTTTATGGCTGGACTTATAAAGCCAGGCATAGGGAATATAAAATTCCAGGAGTTCAGCGTCAATCAAATATTCGGATGAATTTAGACCCGCATCGGTTAAAACATCGAAGGCCAGCCGGTAGGCGGTGGCAATTTGGCCGATAGTCACCGTCAGCGCCGAAACGGAAGGAACCGCATCCAATACCGCGGACTCTAAAACCAGTTTGATATCGAAATTCTTCAGGCCGGCTTGCCGGGTGTCCATCAGGAAAAACCGGGCGGCGCCATTCGCCTGTTCCGTCCAGGAAAGTCTTCCGTCAATACTGACGTAAGCCGAAATTCGGGTCCCGGCAGGGGTGTTACCTGTCCAGGCAACCGTCACCATGGCCCCGTAGCCGGTTTCAAACTCCACCGGGATGGTAATAATCCGTTCGCCGCTCAGCCAGCCCCGTTCATATAGATTTGCCTGATAAAGAAAACTCCCGTAAAGCATGGTTCTTATCCTTTCGGCGGTATTTGGCCGTTATTGGCAGCGGGCGGTTTGAGTCCGACTATCTTGGATTCCTCAAGGATCCGGTTCACTTCTTCCTGGATCTGTTCCTCCGTCCAGTCCCGGTTGACCATTTTGACTTTGGTATAAATACTGACGGCCACCGCCGCGTTTAGCATGTTCAAGGTCGAGGCGATGGTTGATAAATCCGAGGTGACGCAATCGTTAATCTCAATACAAGGCCGTTCATGGTCGTTTCCGGATTCAACCGTCAGCATCATTTGCAATAAATCTTCCAAAGCCGTCTTCCAGTACCGGGCTTTCTTGGCGCTGGTGATAATCGACTTTTTTTCTTTGAGATTCAAGGCGTAACCGGATTCATTGGCGGCCATTCCGATACCTAAATTGAAGGACTGGGGCGCGTATCCGGCATTGGATATAATCCGGGCGATCAAGTCCAGACAAGTTTTTTGAAACGCCTCATGCCGGATCTCAAATTGCACATTCTTAATCGAACCGGCTCCCTGCAAGTCGTTGGGGTCATAGTCCAATTCCTCAAAGACTTCTTCCTCGAAATCAAAGCGGGGGTTGCCGGTCTGAATATCACGCAGGTATTGTTGAGGGGCGATAATCCGTCCTTTGCCGAGCCGGATATCCCGAATCCAGCAAGTATAAGTCTCGTCCAGAGAATCCATCAAGCCTTCCGCCCCGCCAAAGTCCGACTGTCCCAATGCCGAACCCCGGAATATCTTATTTGGCTTCATATTGGGAATGTAACGGACCATGATATCTTCTTTAATGGGCGTATCTTTCTCCGGCGGATAGTCCCTGGTCTCCTCGAAAGTATCCAGCGGCACTTCTTTTCCCAGGGTGTTGGCGCTGCCCTGAAACAGTTTGGTGAAAATCTTGCCCCGTTCGTGCCGCTCCAGCAGCCGGTAAACCACTTTGACTTCATCGGAGATTACTTTCCAAAAGGTAACGGCGGTTAAAATTCCAAATTTAAACTCCGGCAAGGCGTTGTCGGGTTGGGCGATATTCAAAACCGGAAAAGGAAAGAGCTTTTTATCCCAGTTGATCTTCAGGAAAATCCCACCCATGGCCGAGGCGATTTCGGCGGCTTCCAGGATGGAATTATAGAACCCGTTCCGGTCTAAAAGCTGCCGCATCTTTTTCACTTTAGGGTCGTCAATCTTCACACCGGGTAAAGTCACGGTGGGCATCTCCGAAAACAGAAAATTGGAACTGGTGGTGGCCAGTTCTCCGGCAATCGGCACATGCAGCATTACCCGGCGTTCGTTCTTAATCTCCTGCGTCCAGAACTGGCCTTGCCGGGTGGGTATGTTGACTTTCGATGAAAGGGCGTCGGAGATTTGCAGCGGGTCGCCGGAATACCACGCCGACCATTCCAGGTAGCGTTCATAAACCGGTTGCCATTCCTCCGGAGGCCAGATTTGGTTAACGGAATACTCGGGGAACATTGTTTCACCTACTTTATTAGGCGGCAGCTTTTTGTTTTAAAAGCGACAGCCACATCATTTTGTTGCTGTAAACCTGATACCGCAAGTTGTCCATGCAATGGTCGTTGATTTTGGCCGGTTTGTCGATACCGAGCAATTGGGCTTTCGGGTCCCAGGAGTAGGTTCCTAGTTCGTTGATGGTATTGACGCAACTCCGGTGAACCCGGATCATATCCGCCCCCATTAAGCTTGAAACCAATCCGATACCTTCCAGTACATCGTTTTTGGCTTTGACTACACCGTGAACTCCATCTTGCCAGAGTTGGGTGATAAAAGCCGCCGCCGCCGGGTCGCAATAAATCTTCCGGATATAGCAGTTCAGGGCGTGATACCATTGGCGAAACTCCGCGCTGTATTGGGACGGACTTTTCTGTTTGGCAAGCTGGTTCTGGTCGGTCGGCATCCCGGAATGATAGTATTCGTCGCAGATATAAAGCCGGTTGTCCGCCCCCAAAGCCGTATGTAAAAAGGTAGTGGCGTTGGAAGTCCCATAGTCGATTCCAACCCAGTGGCAGACCAGTTCCGGAAGATAATCCACGATCATCGTTTCATCAAACTGGTCGTAAATCACGCCGCTGGCCAGTACCCATAAGCCTTCGATAAACCGTTTGTACCAAAGCGAACCGGGCGGCCCGTATTCCAGTTTCAGTTCTCTGACATAGGCCGGGTCCAGGTTCAAGTTATCTTCCAGCTTAAAGTTGAAGACCGTCTTGTTCAGCGCCGGGTTGCTGATATAGTTCCGGTACAGATAATGATACGGGCTGTCCGGGTTCGTGGTCGAAATCAGTTTCGCGCCGGGCAGGCTCAGCCGGGATAGCAGCATCTTAAAGAAATCTTCCGGGATCAGCGTCCCTTCATCCACATAGGCGAAGGAAAGAGTATCGCCCCGAATCCGGTCTTTGGCCCGGGAGTCCGACGCGCCGACCACGAATAATTTCCGGCCGCAAATCGTCACTTCGCCTAAGCCACGGTTATAAAAGTAATTTCTTTTACCGACAATCTTCTCCAACGGCTGCAGGACGTTATGGTCGATGGTCCGCTCGGTATATCCGGTGATGACCGCGTTACCCGGCGGCTGGGTGGCGATCATATCCAACAGCCGGACATTGGCCGCCACGGTCTTTCCGGAGCGGACTGCGCCGCATAAAAAATTTAGCCGGGCATTGGTCTGGGAGATCGCCGCCAACTGTTTCGCCGAAAATAAACCCCAGGTCATCCGCCGGGCGGTTCCCCGTCAGAGTTTTCAGGCGCAGTTTTTTCAGGTTCGGCGGTGGTTTCATCCGGCGAAGCGTTTCGAGGCGACGCCGATTCTTTAATCGCCCGTACCAATTCGGCTAGGGAATTCACATCGCTGGTATGTTCCTTATCCAACCCCAAAGCCAGCCTTTGGCCGCGCTGCAGTTTGTCCATGACATTCGCCAGCCGTTCCAAAGTGAAAATAGTAAGCTGGCCGTCGCCCATCCGGATCTTGCAATCCTCCAGAACTTCAATGACGTTTTTCAAGAAATTATCCCAGGTGCGCAAGTGGGCGGCGTTCCGATCAGCCTCAATTTTCACCTGTTTCTCCAGGGTCTTTTTCTGGATCTCCTCCGCCCGTTGCGCCAGGTATTGCCGTTTCTTCTCTTCCCATTTGCGCTTGCAACTGATGTTTCGCAGGTAACTGTAATCCACCCCGACATGATCGGCGAAAGAATGCTGATCCAGCCAATCCCCGGAAATATATTCAACCTCCAATTTGTCCCAATCGTATTTTCGCTTTCCCATAGGCTCACGTCCTAAGGCTGTTTTTTTGGCATAACCACTTTTTTGGCCATATCGACAACATTACTCCCCGTTTTTTCCGAAGTCCGCAAGAGCATATAGCCGCCGACGCCAATTTCCATCAGAGTATAAAGCCGATCCGGGAGTTCGTGGGGATGAAACAATTCCGGAAAGAAATCGCATAAATAGGGTGACAAAACATGATTGTTAAATAAAATACTGATAATCGTCAGCATCAACAAAGGACGCCAGCTTCGCTGCAGCCAGTTTCCCTGCGCTTCAGCCACAATCACGGACTTCGAATTATCATAAAAAGATTTCAGGAAGTCATATAAAGCCAATTGCAAATCTTTTTCCAAAACGGCGCGAGTCTCCGGACTTAATGGTAAATGCTTGTCCACCACATCGACGATTTTCCCGATAGTTCCGTTGGTAATCTGTTCAATCCAATTCATGACCGCGCTCCATAAAGTCTAATGTATTCCCGGACACTATCGGCCAGAGCGCGCCGGGTTTCCTCCCAGCGGGTTTTCAGTTTTTCCAGGTCTTTGGGGTTATCGTGAAAAACAATTTCAATCAGACAGGCCGGGGCGATAGTATCGTCAAGTTCGGCCAGTTTCCCGCCGTCGATTCCGGTTTCCTTGGTGTCCGGGTCTTCCTTGCCGCCGCGAATATTGGTTCCAAGCACGGCGGTAACTTTCTTAATCAGGATGTCGGCCATCCGGTTTCCGCCGATGGAATCGTTATGAATCCAACATTCAGTTCCCGAGGCGCTGCCGGGTTTCGGCATGGCGTTCGTATGGAGCGCCAGATGAAAGTCGGGTTTCCAGGCGTTTGAGTCGTTAATCACCTGCCGCAAGGTCCATTCAGGCCGGTTAAGCTTGATTTCGCAATCGTTGCGTAAGTCCAAAGCAACCTGCGCCGCCATTTTCTGCATGTAATATTCTTCGTTCCGGCCATCGGCGGTGATATTCTTTTCCTGGGTGGAAGCCGAAAGATACAGCTTGAATTTATCCATATTCCTCGCCTCATTTCTTTTTCTTTTGGATATCTCACCATAAAACCCTGATCTAACTGCCGGTAAGGAGGATGCTGTTCTCCGCCGTCATGTCAAAGATTAAACTTTGCGGGTGATATTTTCGGGCCGATACCCCCCAGCCCCGTTACAACAGGGTACTGGGTTCGCTCCGGGCTGTCCGGTATGCGCTATGCCTTCGCGGGTCATGTCAGTGGACAGTCCTCACTCACCCTTTCGGGGTGACGATTAGCGGGCCTGGGGGGTACGCCGGGGGGTATCTCGTCTGTTTGCGCGCGTGCAGATTCTTGTTTAAAAAAAAGACCGCAAGACGGAACACCAACGGCGGGAAAAATGCAACTTGTTTGTAATTCTATTGTATACCCGATTCGGCATTTATACAAGTAAAAAATTAGCCTGCACGCTTGCAAATACTATGATTTTATGATATACTAGAATCAGATTTCAGGAGGTGCGCGGGATGCTGCAAGGGTTTTTGCCGGGGGTCCGGGTTTATCTTGATTTTCCTTTGGGGCGGCTTTATGGTTCGGTCACATACGGCCCGCGCGGCTCCCATCCGTTTTATATTTATGTCCGGTTTGATGATGGCAGTTTGCGGGAGTTCCGGCCTGGTTCGGCCAGTTTGAAGCTTTTGAAAAAGGTTGAGGAAGGGAGGCGCTGAGGGTTTATTTTTTCATGTCCAAATATCTGCAAGCTTGCAGACAAAATAATTATTAAAAAAGGAGCGTGTTTTTTATGAATCAAGGTTTATCATTAATGGAATTAGCTCGGGAATTAGAACGGCAAAACTTGGCCAAGCAGGATTTTCTGGCGCCCTCGCGGCTGCTGGAAGTGGAACCGGCGCAGAATAACCGGTTAATTATGCGTGTGGATCGGGGCGGTCAGGGGGTCGCTCAATTGCCGGTGAAACCGCTGGCGGAAGATCAGCTTCGGGAGTGGGCGGAGATCCCTTCCAAGTATTATCATTTAATGCGGCAAAAAGCGCCGGAGTTATTATCGGCCAATGTTAACCACTGGCTGCGGACCAAGGATCAGCCCCGTTTGGTCCGTTGTCTGGACGGAGAAGCCAGGGCGTTTTTATCCAACCGTTACCGGACGATTGATAATTATGATATTGCCATGGCTACTCTGCCGGTGTTACAGGCTGATGGCCAAGTCACGGTTGTTTCCTCGCAAGTTACCGACGGCCATTTATATATCAAGGCGGTTACCCAGCGGTTAACTTATGAGGTTAAACCCGGCGATCATGTTCAGGCTGGGATCGTGATTTCCAATAGTGAAGTGGGTTTGGGTTCGGTCAAGGTTGAGCCGTTATTATACCGGCTGGTCTGTAAAAACGGGGCGATTGTCAATGACTTGGCGATGAAGCGTTATCATGTGGGACGGTACACCCGGGATCTGGACGAGTACACCGAGATTTACCGCGATTCCACCCGCCGGATGGATGACGCCGCTTTTATGATGAAGCTGCAGGACACTGTGAAAGCCGCTTTTGATGAGGTTCAGTTCGCCAAGCTGCGCGGGGTGATGGTGGACGCCGCCACCCGCCGGATTAGCGCTCCACTTGATACGGTTTTGGATCGGGTGGTGGAAAAGTTCGCTATCCGGGAAAGGGAGCGTTCCGGGCTGTTGATGCAGTTGGTCGAGGGCGGCGACGGTTTGACCCAGTGGGGTTTGGCCAACGCCATTACCTGGCTGGCCAATACCGAGAAGGATTATGAACGGGCGACGGAGTTGGAGCGGATCGGCGGCGAAGTGATTACCCTGGAGCCGCAAAACTGGCACAAACTGGCCGAAGCGGCCTAGAGAGTTTCACACGGGGACCGGGGCGTAAGTTCCGGTCTCCGATCTATGAAAGGGGTTTTGAAAATGGCGCAACATGAGGGAATGAAAACGGTATTGGTCCCCGAGGATCTTCACGCCCAGGTTAAAGCCTTCTCCGCTTTGGAGAGTCCGGCGAAAACCATCCAGGAGATTACCGCCGAAAAATTACGGGAATACGTGGACGAAGCGGCGCGGCGTTTGGCTGGGAAGTTATCTCTTGAAGAGTAATTGACAGTTTTAGCCGGAATTTATATTTTTTTAGTGTAAAGCGCAATAAATTAACAGAATTTATATGTTATTCAAAAATATGTTAATAAACTATTGATAAAAGGCCGTTCGGCATGATATGATATATTTGCAAGTGTGCTTGCAGAATGTAGCTTGCAAGCAATTGTAAGACAATAAATTTAATCGCGGAGTAGTGTAGCGGTTACACATCAGGTTCATACCCTGAGTCACGCCGGTTCGAATCCGGCCTCCGCAACCAATCTAAGAGAATTCGCGGGGCATTTTGGCCGCTAGGCAAAACCACCAATCCCGGTTAAAAGCCCGAACGCCATTAAGCCCCGCGATTAAATTTATGAAGATGAAAAATGAAATTCGATTTTGCGATCCTAATTGTGAATATCTCCAACCAAAAGAGAACGATCCGGAACATTGTTTTAATAAAGAGATAGCCCATCGGTGTGAAAGGTATCATATACCGTTACACCATTATCAATATCAGCCTTATTTGGTTCGGGTTCCGGAGTGTGATTGTTCCGGTTATAACATGTATACGAAAGGAGGTTGGTAAGGGCTTCGGTTAAAAGCAATTATTTCAAATTTATAACAATTTATGAAACAAACCTTTTTCCGTTGAATTTCCAGCAAAAATGCCGATACCTTTAGTATAAATTCAAGTAAGAAGGCAAAAAGAATGAAGTTATGTTTCGGGTTTTTTTACCACTCATGATCTCGGAGGCCGATAAAGTTCTAACTCTTCTTATTTCCGGTAAAAAAACTAAAGGAGTTGATTAAATTGCGAGTTTCGAAAGTGCGGCTTCCCAGGACAATCAAGCTGTTATCTTACAAGAGTTCCAAGATTGAAATTATTTTAACACCAAAAGCAAAGAAGATTGTAAAGTATTAACCGCCTGCACAATCTAAACAAAATGAGATTACAGAAAGTCCAATCTCCGGGCTTTCTTTTTTATTAAAATTACCGAATTCCGGTTTCGAGGATTCCGTCTCCCCAATAAATTTGGTAAAGTTCTTTTCGGGTGATGGAGGTGGATAACGTTCGACGCGCTTCAGGTCCACCAGCATTATCCACTTCAAAATGATATTTTAAAATAATATCATCGGGTGTTAATATAACTTGATCAACAAACTTGTTGATTAAGAACCTAGCGTAAGCCGTTTTCGAAGTCTCGGAGGCGGCTGTTTTATTTGCCAGGATAAACTTGATGATTTTTTCCTTGGTCCAAAGGGTTTGCTGTTTTAAAAGTTTAATGGAGACCTCTAATTCCTCCCGCTCCGTGATTAATCTCTTTATCCGGACATAAGTATCTTCAGTATCCAGCCCTTTGCCGATGGCCGCATAAAACCGGTCGATCTGCTGATTGACTTCAACGATTTCCCGGTTATTCCGTTTAATTTCTTCCTGCGTATATGTATACTTGCCTTCATATAACTTTTCGAATTCCTCGGCGGTCTTTTCGGTTTCCACGAAAAATCTATTTTCAATCTCAGTAATCACGTAGTATTCAATGGGTTCCTTGCGAATGGGTGGATTGTCGCATTGTTTCGTCCGTTTCTTGTTATTGCAGATATAGGAGCATTCCTGTAGTAAACAAAAATGAACTTTGAAAAAAGAAGTACCTCGAAGTAGAATTGAGAAAGTGCAACCGGCAAGAAGCACAAATATCAAAACTACAGGAGGTACTCAATATGAAG